TATTCTTCTATAAATATCTAATTTTTTAATTATCCGTTAAATGCGGCACCAGTTGGTAAAATGTTGAAGTCAATTTGAATGAATTCAGCAGTTTTAGTTGGTTGTAAGAAGATAGCTCCTTTCATAATGTTTCTATCAATTACATCTGGTGTGTTGTTAGAATCATCCATTATTACTCTAAATGCGTAAAGTCCTTGTCTTTGTTGGATTGCCTCCAAATATGGATTTACGATATTTAAGAATCTATTTCTAGTTTCAGCAGTATTTTGTTCGAATACTAAATATCTCGAAGTAGATGCAATGTATTTTCTAACAGTCAATAATAATCTTCTTACATTGATTCTATCCAATGCAGATGGCTTATCTTGTAATGTCTTTTGTCCGAACACTACAATACCTTGTCCTGGGAACTGAACGATTGGGTTTACTTTTGCTTCGTATAATGTATCTTTTTCTGATTGAGTTAATCTGTTTAATACACTAACTGCTCCTGTCAAACCACCTCTATTCAAACCTGCTGGTGCAAACCATTCAGCAGCTACTCTATCGTTTGATGCGAATACTCCTGGCAACAATACAGATGGTGGTACTGTGATAAGTTTGTTTGTGTTTACATCGATTGTTTTAATCCAAGGGTAGTAAGTTGCTACATAGTTAGAATCAATCGCTGATGCGTTGTAAAAACTAGTAGATGTTACACTTGCTACCGAATCATTTTGTTGTGATGAATCCATAATGTAGAAACAATCACTTCTTTCTTCAACCATATCGATAATATCACTTGCAACAGATGAGTGTAAACTACTGATAATACCAGGTGTTACAACCATATTGATGTCAAATTCATCTGCGTTTGATAATGCTGCAATTGCTCTACCGTATGCTACTGAACCACTTGCAGTTGCCGATGATAAGTTAAATCCTTGTGAGTTAGTTGCTGAAATATTATCTCCTTTGTTAATTGGAGTTGCAGGGTTCATACCATCAAATCCTTCTTGGAATGCTACAATAAATTGTGCTCTCGTATCACCAACAACTAATGAATTTTGAGAAGCAGTATCTAATCCAAATGAAGAATTTAAACCTACACTTGCTCCTACTGGAATTGGCTTTAAATATATTTTATTATCACTATTAAAATCTAAATCGATACCTGGAACAAATGTTGCCGAACCAGATTGTGCTACTGAACCGGTTGAGAATGATACAGATGGAATTTGTGCACTTAATGCAGTTGATGCTGAAATCGGTAATGTATAAGCTCCGTGTCCAAAAGGAACTGCTTGTACAGGTGCGGATTCGTTTAAGTTTGCAATTCTAATATATTTTGAATTATTTGCCCAATCTCCACTTTCAGTAATTTTTCCAGCTAAATCGATTGATAATTTTCTATCACCAATTACTCTACTAATGTAGTTAGGAGAATTAGGGTCTAAATTTACATTTGCATAAGTTTCTAATACATTTTTCTTTTTGTTAGTATCATTAAAATCTCTAACAACTAATGTAAATGTACCATAATCAGTACCACTTATAGTACCTGCTGCTTTGATATTTGAAATACCAATTTTAACTTTTGTATTTGCTGCATTACCTACACCTAATGTTTCAATTTGGAATAGATTATATCTATCACCAGAGATTGTTTGTGATTGGATATATGGAGTTAATGCTTCACATGCATCTCCATCACCTTTACCCATAAATTCTTGGTCACCTAATACAGTCACACTAGCTGATGTAGAAGAATTGAAACTTATAGATGTATTCTTAAAGAAACCATATACATATGGGTTTTTAGAACCAAATGGTGATGTTCCAAGTGCTGCTTCAATATCATTTGTATCAGCTTTATCTAATGATGCTGAGAAGTTTAAACCTGCACCTCTTAATACAAAGTCACCTGCACCAGCGTTTGATGATGTTAATTGTGCGTTCGCGAAACCCTCATTATCACTAATTTCAGTATTGAATAAAATACCCAATGATTGTGTTACTGCTCCCGAAGTTGCAGTTAATAATAAAGGAGCAGTTTCAGTATATCCACCGATACCTGCAACTCTTGCGATTGTTACAGTTCCCGCTTCTCTTAAATATGATTGTACTGCCAATGGTGTGTAGTATGTATCATCAACAGTTCCAAATAAAGTTTCAAATTCTGTTTGAGAATTAACAATTGTTGGAACTACTGGTCCTTCTTTGAAAGGTCCGATGAACGCTGCACCAATATCAGCTACACCTTGTTGTAAAAATGAAAGGTCGTTTTCTTTTGTAAAAACACCTGGTGATACTATTTTGTCTGCCATTTTAATGCTAAATTTAAAAATTTTATTATCTCAATATAAATATAAAAATTATTTTCAAAACATCAATTCTTATTTATATGATGGTGAGAAATAGTTATATGTTTCTGTTACTTTTGTTGAATTCTGTAATGAATTATAGAACAATACAGGTCCTATTTGCCCATTCCAAAACGTTGTTCTTGCACTATTAGCTCCAATTGTTAAGAAGTTAGTAGATGATGGTGCAGTAAATGCTGCTGATGTAAATGTTCCAACAGATGTACCATCAACATATACAGTACAAGTTCCACTTGGTTGGAATGTTGCCGAAATCATATACCAAACATTTGATGATAACGAAGTAGTTAGTTGTGCACTATTACCCAATGTACTACCATAGAATCTTACTCTGTTTAATGCAGAGTTATCAGTTGATTCGATTGCCAAACCATAAAATCCTGCATAATCAAAAATACGTCTAGATGCTACTCCTAATGTAGTTGTAGGTCTAATCCACATATGAATAGTACCTGTGTTGGTATTAAATTGTGCTATACCACCATTGATATTTGTTGTTGTATCTTTATACCAGAATTGGTTTGTACCATTTCCAGTCCAATACTTTTCTTTTCTACTTGCTCCGTTATTATAAGCAGGGTTTCCACCACTAATACCTGCTGCATTTGAAACACCTGCTGGTCTAACACCTGTATTATATCCACTTAAATCTAACCAATCCGCCGTTGCAGTACCCGCAGTAGAAGATGCTTTTGATGGGTCTAAGTACATTCTTAAACCTGCCGATGGAATATATGGTTGAGTTGTTGTACCTTTATTGTGAGATATTGTACCATTTGCCAAATAAACGTCAGCATTCTCAACATTTACTGTTACAATTTCAATATCTTCATTTATGATTGCAATATCATATACTTCAACTTCAACTAAACCATCTGCATCTGTGTAAGTAACAACTTTATCACCTATAAGAACATCTTCAATTGCTTTGAAACGATATTTGTTTATTTCAACATCATATACCCAAAGAGGGTGAGTTCCAGTTGCTTTTATCAAACCATCATTTAATTCATAGTATCCACTTGCAAAGTTGAATGTAATATCACTAACAACAACATCTTGTGCTTCACCATTAGATTCTTCTAACATATGGAATCTCCATTCTAATTGGTCTGAATTAGGGTCCTGGTCTTCATCAGGCAATCCTGCTGGCACCCACGATTTGATTCTATCACCAACTACTAAATCTTCAACATTTAATTGTGTTCCAGATGCAGTTGTTACCTTTGTTCCAAATAATAAACAAAAATCAGGTTGGTTAATTGTGTTGTACACATCTACTGCAAATAATTTTTTTGTAACAGTAGTATTATAATTAGTTGCCGTAGTATTAAAACCATCTTCATACTTCATTGATAAAATGGATTCTGCTTCTGAATATGTTGATGCTGCAATAGATGCAGGTGTTACTGGAAACGATGGAGTTGCTCCTAATGTTGCAGAACCTACTGTAAAGTTTGAATTATCAAATGTTACTGAATAGTTTGCAGCTACACTACCAACTCTTGTTCCATGAGCAGCTCCTGCACTTCCAAATGTAAATGTTGCATTTTCAGATGTAGATTCTACAATGTATGTAAAAGTTGGTGGAGTTACAGTTACCGAATCAATTGCAAATGCTCCGATGGAAATTGAAGTTCCTGCTGATGCGTTTCTAGCATTCAATGATGATTGGTTGGCCCCTCTCGCCGTTCCAGTAGTTGCTCTAAATAGATTTCCTAATGATAAATTATTTTTTGGCATATTAGTATGTGTTATTCTCCGTTATAAATATGTAAAAGTTTTTCTTTCCATACTTGTTTATTTCCAAAGTGCAGTTGCATCCAATCTTTTAGTTTTTGATGTTCTGCTTTCCTTTCTTCGTAAGTATCGTTACAGAGTTGCTCATAGGTTTCCTTAAAAGTTTCTGCATCTTTTGCTTTATATTTGTAGTCAAGGGGAATACACCAGTTTTCGTGTAATATCGGTATTTTGCCCCAATCAACTGCTTCAAATATTCCATATCCGAATGGTTCATTTTCAAAACACGAGTGAGATACACCCCAATCAAGTCCGTAGAACCTTTCTTTATATTTGTAATCAAACTTATAAATTTTACTTTTTTCGAATTTGTGTCCATATTTCTTTCGATAATACTTGTTAAATGTTTCTGAGTTAGTAGATACATATGATTCGAGTCCATCTATGAACTCTACATTCTTTCTACCTTCTGCTCTTGCAGCAAAACCTATTTTTAACGATTCCGAAACTTCTTTATTTACTTTAAATTCGTATTTGTTTGGTATTTGATGTAAATTATCCGTTTTATATGGAAAATGATACAATCCTACCCAAACTTTGTGTTTAATCTTATCAATCATTTCTGATTCATACTCCCAATTCCCATACCAATGTAAGTATTCTTCTTTTTGCATTTGTGCCATTAAAGACACTTTTGTTAAATTATGAAAAACGATTGAATCAATCTTTTCCAAACTTTGATGAATAGCTCTGGTTGGGGTATAATGACCATGAAGAATATGTATCCGTCTTGCACCTTCAAATATTTTTAGTATTTCATCTTCCGATGTTTCCCAAATGTGGTCAATTTCAATTGGAAACTCTTCGTAATTTTGAGGTTTGTGTCTGTGGAATAGAAGAAGTGGCTTCACCTCTAAATGAGGAGCCACTTCCTTTATCCATTCTGTTACCCATATATCAGCACCACTATTGAACCAAGGTCCTCCTGCGGTGGTGTAGTAAACGTCGTACATTTATTTAGAACCTATTTGTGCCTTTAATTGGTCTATTTGTGTTTGTTGTTCTTTAATTGCTTCTACCAATAAACCTACCATTTTAGAATAGTCTAATGCTAAGAAACCATCTTCTCTTTCAATTACTACCTGTGGTAAAACTTGTTGAACTTCTTGTGCGATTAAACCAGTCTTAGGAGTTGATTTAGTTACTTCACTTACATCATCATTCCATTCCCAAGTTACACCGTTCAATTGTTTAACTTTTAATACTGCGTTTGAAATAGTTTGAATGTTATTCTTATGTCTCTTATCAGATGTAAAGAATGCCGTAATATCACCAGTTGCAGTAATAGTTCCGTTAATCGTTAAGTTACCAAATGTTGGAGTTGCAGTAGTTGCTACCGATTGTCCAATTGCAATTGTTGGTGTTGCGTTTTCACCACTATTGTTTGATAATGTTACACCCGTTCCGGCAACTAAACTTGCTACATAATCACCAGTTGTTTGTGTTGCTAATGCAATGTTTCCACTTGCAGAACCTAAACTTACTTGTGATGAACCTGAAATTACAGTATTTGCATCTAATCTATTTTTAATTGTAGTATTAATAGATGATGTAAATGCTTCCAAATTAGCAGTTTCAACTTCTAATGCAGTTAATCTTGTAAGTGCAGAGCTACTAAATGCTTCCAAATTAGCAGTTTCAACTTCTAATGCAGTTAATCTTGTAATTGCACTACCACTTGCAGTTGATAATTGGTCTAATCTACTTGTTTGTGTATTATTGGTTGTATCATTTGATGCAGTATAAGAGTTTAATGAACTTAATATACCAATTACTTGTGATGAACCAGATACTAATGTTGTACCGGTTGCAAGTAATGTACCACTTACAACTGCGTTTGAACCTAATGTGATTAATGTACCCGTATCGGTAATATTTGAGTCAACAATGTGTTCTAAACCACTTCCTTTTGGTAATCTATTAGATGTTAAGTAAGTTTCATTACCTAAATTATCATACGTTTGTGGTCCTTGTATAAAATGAGATGATGTTATATTTGTCCCATTCCCTCTATGAACCATTATAAATTCATCTTCTACTGCATCGTATAAGAATGAACCAGAACCACCGTTTGAACCACTATCTACGATATGAATTCCTGCAAATCTAGCCGATGGAGTGTTTGTATTTAAGGTTATAAGTGATGCTCCAATTACTAAATTAGAAGAACTAATGTTTTGAATAGATGAAGAACCCAATACAACAAAATCTTGTGTTACAGTCAATGAACCACTAACAGTTTGATTTCCATTAAATGTGTTTGTACTATTTGTTCTCACAAATGTTCCACTAACAGCTTCGTTTGCAGCTACTCTCTGTGATAAAGATGCGGTTGTTGTATTTAAATTAGCAACTGAAATATTTAAACTTGCAGTCGTTGCTTCTAAATTACTCGTTTCAACTTCTAATGTAGCTAATCTTGTTAATGCAGAACCACTAAATGTTTCTAAATTACTCGTTTCAACTTCTAATGCAGTTAATCTTGTTAATGTAGAACCACTAAATGTTTCTAAATTAGCAGTTTCAACTTCTAATGCAGTTAATCTTGTTAATGCCGAACCACTAAAAGATTCAATATTATTTAATCTATTTACGTGTGAATCGGATGCATTATGAAGTACGGACGATGTACTAATCAATGAACCCGTAACAGTTGCCAATGCAGTATTTTGAGTTAATTGCGAAGAACTGAATGAGTTTAAAGCGTTTACTGATACATTCGCAGAACCTGTTGCAGCTTCTAATGCAGTTAATGTTTCTGCACTTAATGATTTTACAACTGTTGTTCCTTCTACAAATTTAATTGAACCAGTTGATATATAAAGGTCTCTCCAAATTTTACTTGCAGAACCCAAATCAAATGCGTTAGTTGTTTGCGGGATAAGAGAAGAACTCAAAGATGCTACAACATTTACAGTATCGGAAGTTGCATCACCAATTGTAAGTTGTCCACCTAATGATAAGTTACCATCAATTTTTGCATTACCCGTAATATCCAATGATGAACCTGAAATTCCAGCGAATGAACCTTGACTCCCTGTTCCAGAAGCTCCTAGTGTAATATCACCATTTGCTCCACCAATTTGTAATGTTCCTAAGTCTGTATTTACATACGGTTCTCCGAATGCTAACGAACCGGATTTTTGTGCGTTCGTACCACGTCTAAATTTAAGTGCCATCTAGTTTACCTTTTTTTTAGTTAATTGTTTGTTTATATAAATATCTATTTTTTTTTCAAACCTACACATTAAAATCAATATGGAATTCACTTCCACTATATGTGAAATATTGTGCGTAAGATGCTGAATATAATTCTAATGCGTTTAATCTTGTATTAGCCGATGCGGTAAATTGATTTAGTTTAGTAAATTCCCCTGCTAATCCTGCTCCTACCGAAATAGATGCCGTATATTCCAAATCATCTAATCTAACTTCTGTTGAAGTTGTATATGAGTTTAACGATGATGTGAATTGATGAATAGAACCAGTTACTTGTGCTAATGTAGTAAATCTACCTTCTAAACTACCCGTTTCCGTTTCTAATGATAGTAATCTTAAAAGTGCAGAAGAACTAAATGATTGTAAAGATTCAGTTACAACATTTAAAGATGATGTAGTTTGGTATATCTTTTCTAATGAAGCAGTTACACTTGCACTAAATAAGTTTAAACTCGAAGTTGATTCGTATATTTTTTCTAATGAGGATGTTACGCTTGAACTAAATGAATTTAAACTTGCAGTTGATTCATATAACTTTTCTAATGAAGCAGTTACACTTGCACTAAATAAATTTAAACTCGCAGTTGTTTCATATATCTTTCCCAACGAAGCGGTTACACTAGCACTAAATAAATTTAAACTCGCAGTTGCTTCGTATAATTTTTCTAATGAAGCAGTTACACTTGCACTAAATAAATTCAATGAAGAAGTTGATTCGTATATCTTTTCCAACGAAGCAGTTACGCTTGCACTAAATAAGTTTAACGAAGCAGTTGATTGGTGGATATTCCCTAAATCAGTATTTACCGATTGTGTATATAAGTTTAAACTAGCAGTTGATTCGTATATTTTTTCTAATGAAGCAGTTACACTTGCACTAAACAAATTCAGACTAGCGGTGGATTCATATAATTTTTCTAATGAAGCAGTTACACTCGCACTAAATAAATTTAAGCTCGCCGTAGTTTGGTTTAAACTAGCAGTTGATTCATATAACTTTTCTAATGAAGCAGTTACACTTGCACTAAATAAGTTTAAACTAGCGGTTGTAGAATTTATTTCTGTTAATTGTAATGATGATGTAAATACATTATCCCCACCTGCTACCAATACTTTTGTTTCTACCCCTTTAACACCTGCTATCCAATAATCGGTAGTAGTATCCCAAATTAACGAACCAGTTGCATTATTAGGTGAAGTTGCATCTTTTACATGAATACCACCATTGGTTGTACCAGTACCATTTAATTCTAAAATATTATCACCAATTTGTACAGTTGTAGAATCTACAATAGTTTGCGTTCCTCTTACATTTAAATCACCTAAAATTGTTACATTTGAACCTGTAAATTCAAATGCAGTTTTTAATGATGATGTATATGAATTAATTTCAACTAATGATATATCAACTGATGCAGATTTACTTTCTAAATTAGATAATCTACCATTATGTGAACCAGATGTGGTTTCTAAATTAGATAATCTACTTAATGTACTACTACTAAATGTATTTAAAGATGCCGTACTTTCATATAATTTTTCTAATGAAGCAGTTACACTAGCACTAAATAAATTTAAACTTGCAGTTGATGATTGTAATGATGCAATAATAGATGAACTAATATTACCTACAATATGAATATCATTATCAAATTTAACACTACCACTTATTTCTACTTCAAATCCGGAAGTTGGAATAGTAATTGCACTATTATTTAATTTATCGGTATTTACACCAATCTTACCATCACCATATACTGTGATAGATGCCGATTGCCATTGGTTTCCTCCAAATAAATGAAGATGACCATGTGAACCAGTTGTAGTAGAACCAACATATAAGTCATTTGCAGCATTATATAAATACCCATCACCACCGTATCCAACATTACCTGCTGAATAATTTGATGAGTTTATACCCAAATCAATATATGATGAACTTTCGGTTGAAACATCATTCCATAATATCAAATCGGTGGATGATGATGAACCACTACCAAAGTTTTTAATATTTACCTGTGCATATGAATCTTGCTTAGATGTTTGGAATGTTGCAATATTAAACGAATTTTCACCACTATTATCCACCATCAATCTTTCTGGGAAGAACGATGTTGCACTTGTTCCTAAACTAAGTGTTTTAGAAGTAATAAATGAATTTGCGTATGATTTTAAACTTTTTTCAGTATCAAAATATCCAAGTTTATTTATACCACCCGTTATAGATGCCGTAAAATCATTTAAACTAGCAGTTGATTCATATAACTTTTCTAATGAAGCAGTTACACTAGCACTAAATAAGTTTAAAGATGCCGTACTTTCATATAATTTTTCCAATGAAGCAGTTACACTTGCACTAAAATCATTTAAACTTGAAGTTGATTCGTATAGTTTTTCTAATGAAGATGTTACACTTGCACTAAATAAGTTTAAACTAGCAGTTGTTTGATATACGGATACTAATTGAGAATTAACAGATTCACTTAATGCCGTAATATTTACATTATTTACACTACCACTAATAGATGCCGTAACACTATTTGCATATATAGTATTCCACTTTGCACCTTCTGTTCCTAAATTTAAAGTTCCATTTGTACCAGGAACTAAATTTGTTGTAAATACACCTGGAACACTAATATTATCACTACCATTATTTCCTAAAAATAAATTACCGGAAATTGCAACATCTCCACTAAAATAAGCATTTGAAGCAGTTAAATTTCCAGCCAAAGAAAGTGAACCCGAGTTTACACTATCCAATCTTGTCAATGTTATAGGTGTTGTTCCCAACGCCACTTGCAGAGAACCTAAACCTTTATGCAAGTATATTTCACCATCAACTAATGATACTGAACCCGAACCTCTTCTTATTTGAAATAATGTTGCCATTTTATACTTTTATGTTTCTTATAAATATGTTATTTAATTAAAATCTAAATCTACATCTATCGATGGTGAGGTTGCACAAGCTAAAAATAATTCAGCAAATGAACGTGGTGGTATGTTATTTCCATCCACATCATTTAGTTGTGCGGTTGATAAATCCACTTCCATTCCTGTCAACCCACTACCATCTCCTACAAAAGATGTTGCGGTTACACTTCCCGTTACTTGAACCGAACCTGTGAATGAATGTATATCATCGGATGTGTTACCAAAATTAGAACTACCACTTTCAAAAAGGACAGATGATGAAATTACCGAAATATTAAATTGTCTTGCATTTACTGCCCCTAATACTGTTAAATCACTTGTTACTAATTGTGAACCACTAATAATAGTTTCTCCATGATTGACCGTAAGAGTATCATTTACTTGTAACGATTGAAATGAACCAGTACCTTCGATTCTAATAGATGACCCCGTAATACTACCACTTATATCTACATCACCATTTGTAATAACATCTCCAATAACATACAAATCTCTTTGTATATTTGCATCGTGTGTTATTACTAATTCACTAAATGAACCCGTTTGAGTTAAAGTAATTGAACCTGTTGTGATTGAGTTTGTTGCAACAATTGCCTCGATTGAATCTACATTACCAGATTTTTTAATAAATAATTTACCATCGTAGGTGTTTATTGCCACTTCACCCACATTTAATGTAGATGTATTTGGAACTTTGCCGGGCGTGGCAGAGCGTTTAAGTATAATACTTTGAGCCATATATATGGTTTCTATTGAATGTTATATAACAAAAAAAAGGGCAGTATATATATACTACCCTTATAAATATAATAATTTTTAATTAAAGTTAAAATTCTCCTCCGTCTGAACCAGATTCTAATGCCGTTAGTCTATTAGCTACTGAACCACTAAATGCTAACACATCACCAATTCCATAAAGAGAACCACTAAACCCTGAATTAGCAGTTATAGTTGCAATTGTTACATCATTATATCTGAAATCAATTGCTTCACTATCTGTTGCTACTTTGTAAAGAGAACCACTACCTTGTATATATCCTATTGTTCCTGCGAATGGTTCTGAGTTGAAATCAAAATCATCAGGTCTCATTGATGCAGTAACACCTGTTAATTGAGCACCATTACCAATGAATACAGAAGAGGATACTATTGATGCAGAAACTGCACCCAATATGTCAATGCTACCGTTACCTACAATATCACCGGTTATATATGCATCACCCGATACATTTATATCTTGTGTAACCGTTAATTCTCCAAATGAGCCAGTTCCGGTTATATTGATTGAACCGATTGTGGTTGAGTTTGCAACTACAATTTGCTCTATGGTATCAACGGCTCCTGATTTGTGTAAAAACGCAGTACCATCGTAGGTATTTAAACCAATTTCACCTACTCTTAATGTAAGTTCAGTTGGTCTCGACCCGGATACGGCTGACCGTCTTTGTAATATTATCGTTTTGTCGTTATTTTGAGCCATTTTTTTAGTTTTTTAGTTCGTTAGTAAATAAACCCCCCATATTTCAGGGGGGTATTTTATGGTTGTTAGAACGAACCTCCGTCTATTGTGTTGCTCATTACAAAATCAGTACCATCCCATTGTAATAAATCACCTGCTACACTTGCAGTTGGAACTAAATCTAAATTACCATTTGTGTTTCTAAATGCAATTCGTTTAGTGCTTCCCGCAGTTGTACCTAAATTAACCGATGCGGTTACTGCCGGTGCGATTAATGATACAGATGAAGTAAATGAAGTTGTTGAGTGTTGATAAACAAAGTTTGCACTTGCTCCTGCCACTTCAATTCCAGAACCGTCTGCGGTTGCTGATGAAGTTGAACCACTTGCTAATGTTATTAATTTATCTTCAACTACTAATTGTGAAGTATTTAATGTTACAGTATTACCTTGTACTACTAAATCACCACCTACTACTACATCACCTGTCGTTGTTACTTTTGCGAATGTTACTTCGTTTCCTTGTCCAACTCCTTGTATTGTACCAGTACCTTCTAATGTATCTAATCTACTATCTACCGAAGAACTGAATGTAGTTCCAAAAGAAGAAGTAAATGAGTTAATGTTAGAGATAGAAGTATCTACACTAGCTGATTTAGTTTCTAAATTACTTAATCTTCCATCTTGCGTATCGTTTGTAGATTTAGCCGCACTTGCTGATGCAATTAACGAACCACTAACAACACCAATTTCAGTTAATCTAGTTAATACAGAAGAACTAAATGAGTTTAAGTTACTTACAGAAACATTTACACTTGCAGAAGTTGTTTCTAAATTAGATAATCTACCTAAATTTGAACCACTAACAGTATTCAATGCATCAATGCTAATTTGTTGAGATGCAGATGAACTATTTAATGCAGATACCGAAGTATTAACACTTGCAGATGTACTTTCTAAATTAGATAATCTACCTAATGTAGAACCACTAAATGTGTTTAAAGCATCAATACTAATTTGTTGAGATGCGGATGAACTATTTAATGCTGCTACCGATGTGTTTAAACTTGCAGTTGTAGAATTTAAGTTACTTACTGATATGTTTAAACTTGCAGTTGTAGAATTTAAATTAGAAACGGATGTATTAACACTTGCCGAAGTTGCTTCTAAGTTTGTTAATCTACCGTCTTGTGTATCATTTGTAGATTTAGCAGTTGATGCCGATGCAAATAAAGAACCACTAACAACTCCAATTTCAGTTAATTTGGTTTCAACCGAAGAACTGAATGATTCGATGTTAGATAATCTACCTAATGCAGAAGAACTAAATGAGTTTAAGTTTGATATAGAAACACCTGCACCACTACCAACCGATGCACTTAATGCCGCGATTGAAGCACTTACTGATGCGGAGTATGCGGTTACATTTCCAATACCTGCGATTGAACCACTAAATCCTGCTGATGCGCTTATTGGACCAGTTACATCTAATGAATTATTAATGAATACACCATTTACACCAGTAATAGTTACCGTTTGTGCACTATCATCTATTTTTACAAAGTTAGTATCATCACCTAAGAAAGTTAATCCACCGGTTGCTTTGATGTGAGTATCACTTACGGATGTGTTATAGATTTGAATTGTTCTAGAATCATTAACATCAGGTTGTAAGTATAGATTTCCACTACTTTTAATTGTATCATCAACAATAATTGAACCTGATACAGTTACATCACCTGCTACCGAAATTGTTGAATTATCGGTTGCTTGTGTAATGATTGAATCACCAATGTGGTCATCGCCAACTGCAACCACAATTTTACCAGGAGTGATACCTGCCTCATTACCAATTGAACCGGAATTAGCAGGACCAGATATTAATCTTGCGCTAAATCCTGATTCTGCACCACCTGATGGGTGTTGGTAAAGCCAATGATTATTTTGTGAATCCCAATATAATGAACCACTTGCTCCTGCACCACTTCCACTATCTGCTACCGATATTCCACCAAATCTAACTGCCGGTGTTGCGGTACTTAATTTAACTACATTAGTTCCAATTTCAACAACAGATGCGGATACATTGGCAAATGATGATGAACCATATACTGTTAATGAACCTGTAATGAAAACTGAACCAGTTATTACTTGTGTTCCGTTGAAAACATTACCTCCGTCTAATTTTGCGTATGAACCACTATTTGAATTTAAGTTTGCAATAGCAATTGCCGCATTTGATGCCGAAGCAATTAAACTTCCACTAACAACTCCAATTTCTGTAAATTTGGAATTAGCAGAACTACTAAATGAGTTTAAGTTACTTACAGAAGTATTTACACTCGCCGATGTAGTTTCTAAGTTAGATAATCTACCATCTTGTGTATCATTTGTTGATTTAGCTGCTGATGCCGATGCTATTAAACTTCCACTAACTACACCAATTTCAGTAAATTTCTCAGCTGCTGATGCAGTAAAGTTATTTAATGCAGTTGTTGATGTATTTGATGAAGTATAAGAGTTTAATGCTGCAATTGCAATATCAACACTTGCCGATTTGCTTTGTAAATTAGATAATCTACTATCTACCGATGTAGAGAATGCGGTTACATTACCAATACCTACAATAGAACCACTAATTACACCTGCTCCTGCAACATATATTGAAGAACCTGCCGTTAAGTTCAATGAAGAACTATTAGTCAAGTTCATATTAGAATCATTAACTGCTACTGCTCCGTTAAAGTTAGTAGAACCACTAACATTTACCGCACCACTTACAGTTTGAGTTCCGTAGAATACATTTGAACCAGTTGTTGCATAAGAACCAGTAAGCCCACTTAAAGAATCAACACGTACTTTGTTTGCCGATGCAGAAGCAATTAAGCTTCCACTAACTACACCAATTTCGGTTAATTGAGTTAATACGGATGCACTAAATGTATTTAATAAATTTACGGAGTTACCAATAGTTCCACTACCAATCGAAGATGATAATGCGTTGATTGATGTTGCAACTGATTGAGAGAATGGTTGGATGTTACCTACTAAGTCAATTGCTTCATTTGCACCACTACCAAGTAAAAATAAAGTTGGTAATTGTGTTGATGAACTTGCATAGTAAGGAACACCATTCAACATTCCGTTGTAAGTTGATGCAGGGAATGTGTTTGGTGCAACAGTTCCTCTTATAATACGGTTAGTTGCTTGAACTTGTCCGTTTTCTGGAACTACAAAGGTAATGGAATTACCATTGGAAGCACTTAGGTTGGTTGAACCCGATGCTATTACTATCTCACCTTTTTGTAGTGAGCCGGTTACGGAGCTTAGGGATTCTAAACTACCCCGTCTGTGTTTAATTATTTGTGCCATTGTTTGGGTTTTGGTTGTTCTCGTTTATTCTCAATCTATAAATATATTTTTTTTTACATAACCATTAAATACATCTTATTATTTTTTAAAATTCTCCCTGGTCTAAGATTAGAGATGATGTCAATGTCAATTCTGCATCTGTTGCAAATGAGTTGTCTAATGAAGAACTGAATAATTCTAAATTAGTTATTCTTGCATTACTTGCAGATATTGATGTTGCTACACTTGCACTTAATCCACTTTCTATTGAACCCGTTATAGATGCTAATTGTGTATATACATTTCCAAAAGATGTTGCAACTGATGAACTCAATGATATTATATCACTATTTGTTTCAGCAATAGAACTTGAAATAGATGCACTTAGTTGTAACAAATCGTTCGTTATTTCAGCAATTGAATTAGAAACAGAAGAACTAAATGTTACTACATTAATATTTGTTTGAGAAACAGAAGCTGAAATAGATGAACTAAATTCAACAAAATTAGTAGTTTCTAAAATATCAATTTGAATAGATGAAGATACTACCCCATCTGGCAAAGTTGCTGCAACATTATTTGTTATAATATTTATAATAGATTGTGATAACGATGATTCCAAAGATTGAGATATAATCGTATTTACCGATGCACTAAAATTAGTACCCGTTTCAGCTGCCGTTGTTAATGCAGAACCACTCTCTATTTGTTTTAATCTTATTAAGTTTGCCATTAGTTGTAAATATTAACTACCAAATGTTAATGTTATTGGGTCAGCAAGTGTAAACTCTACGGCAGATGTTGCAGTTTGTGTAGCAGGTGAAGTTGCAATAGCAAAGAATCCAGCTGGGTCAATAAAATATGTACCTGCTACCGTACTTCTATATGTTGCTTTATTTCCGTTTTGTGTTATAGATATTATACCACCACTTCCTGTTAAAGCACTAAACTGTGATGTGTAATCAACTCCACTACTATCTTTAAGATTGAAAAATAAATTACTAGTACCACTAGTTTTATTTGGGTCAAATGTTTCAACAATTGGTGTGCCACTTATTGTGAAAATAGCATTACCATCTGCGATTGGAGGACCTGCATTTAGATTACCCTCGTCGCTATATAAATACCACTCTCCAACACCACTACCCCCACCACCACTATTAGTGTTTGGTATTATACTCATTCCATTTGTAAATTGTATTCCCATTTTGTTTTTGTTTATTTATAAATATCTATTACCAACTTTTTGTTGAAGTTGTTACAATTTGTATTTTTGAAGTTGCACCATTTGGATTTGATGTCCAAGTTCCACCATTATTTGATGAGTTAAAACCACTCCATCCTAAAACTGCATTTGGTGCTTTTGTCATTTTTAATACAGGATATCTTGTTTCAGTTGCTACATCCGTTGGTGCTTTTCTAACATAATAATCTCTACCACCACCGACTGTTAAACCAGCTGCTCCTCCAATATTTGTTATAGTAGTACCATTAAATAAAGTTGTATATCCTAATTGAGAGCTACCACCATTTTGATTCCAAGCTTCGGTAATCATTGCAATTACATATTCACCATTATCAATTTGGAATGATGGTGTTGAACCTGCACCAAATGAAACCCAATAATCTTGATAACCAACTGCAACATCTCTGTTATTTATTTGAGTATCGTTGTTACCTTTTTTGGTTGCACCACTTACACTTGCAACTACATTGTTGTATTGTGTCTGAGTTACCTTTATCCAAGCACCAACACTTGCAGCATTATATGCTGTCAATTGTGAACCTGCTAATTGTGCTGCAATAGCATCTACTGCTACTACTGGTGGATTTTTTGTTATACTAAATCCGTTTGTGAATTCTATTCCCATAATTTATTTTATTTGTTTTCTTTTTAAAATAATCTTTCTATTGAAATGAAGTTACTGATGTATCCTGCACCTATCATCATTGTAATGCGATAAAATCTATTATTTGTTTTATCCCTTAAATTAACTTGTACCATATCACCATGTGTAGCGAAGTTCCAATTAAATGCAGAATTAGATGCGGTTGTTGTGTATGTTTGGTTATTTCCGGTACCTCCTCCACTACCACCAGAAACTGTGTACCAACCACTTACATCTGCTTCAAATGTTGTTGAAACTGCACCTATACTTAATCCTCTATTACCTTGTGCTGCCGATGTAACTGTACATTTAAGATTATCCAAAGTTACAAATGTTCCTACGGCTACCATTCCACTTGATTTCCATATCAATTCACCAGATGTACCAATTGGTGTTTTACTTAAATCAATATGCACACCCCTTGCATCACCACCTTGTTCAAATATTCTTATTTTATTTTGATAGGAATCTATCGTTATACCACTACCAGTAAGTGAGTTATTTGTTTGTGATTTTGCCAATAGAATTTCCCCACCTTCATCACCACTACCTGTTCCAACTTGTAATGCAGTTGTTGATAACATACTTACCGAACCTCTAAATGTATTTGTTCCGGTGAATGTATTGTTTGTAGATGGTAAGTTTGTATTAGTGTTTAATTCTACTATTGTTAAAGTAGGGCCAGTGGATTCACCGAAGTCAAAATTACCTGAAATACCACTAACAGTTCTCATACTATATGTATAAGTTCCAGCCGATGCCGTATCTATTACATTTAAACAATATGGAACATTTAGGTTTGAACTATTTTCAACTTGAACAATATTTCCAATTGCATTTTCATCTCTAAAAATTTGTAATCTAGTCCAAGATGAAACATTTACCGGATTTGCATCTCCCGTAACCATAATTTGAACGGGATTACCTGTCGTAGTAATACTTCCACTTATTATGGATACACCTGTTGTTGTGATACTTGTTCTTCTATTTCCTAATACTTGTGTATAATTTGGACTTCCACTTATGATAGATGATTCTAATGTATCCAATCTACTATCTACCGAAGAAGATAATGTATTAAGCGATGATGTAGTTGCAAATGAGCCTGTGTTTACGGTTTGAGAAGAACTGATAAATCCAAATGCAGTTATTTGTGCAGATGAACTTATTGTACCATTTAAGTTTGTCAAAAATGAACCCGTTTCATTTTCAGTAATCCAACTCCCACTTACACTTTCAATTGTATTTAATCTATTTACCAATGATGATGTAGATTGCGATGCGGTATATTCATTAAATGAAGATGTTTGTAATCTTGCACTTACTCCATTTGTAAATGCAGTATTTAATATTGATTGGGATGCAGTAAATGAATTCAAAGAACTCAAATCGGTAGATTGTGAAACTATACCATTTGGTTTGTTTGCTATATTATCCCAAGTTGTTTGAGTAATACTTCCACTTAAAACATATCTACTATCGTATGAAGATGTTAATTGTGATGAACCACTAATCAATCCATTAAAAGATTGCTCATTAGTTGCATCTAATATTCTTTGATTAACCGATGATGAAAAATCATTAAATGACGATGTAGTTAATCTACCAGTTATACCATTTGTGAATGTTGTATTTAATGTACTTTGAGAAGATGTAAATGAATTTAATGCACTTATATCTACCGATGTTGATATAAATCCTAAATTAGTTATTTGTGCCGATGAACTTATTACACTTCTACCTTTGGTTTCAAACGAAGATGTTACAGATTCCAAATATTGCAATCTTTCTCTATCTAATGTATTAACTCTCGAAGTAACTGCATCTGCAAGGGTATCTAATTCAATTTTATAAGTTACCCCATTATCTACACCAACTATCACAGTATCAAGTGATGCCGATGTTAATGCCGTTAATTCCGATATTCTTTTTCTTACATTTGTCATTTTATACAATTAAATCTAAACCATTTTCAGTTGATAAAATTATATCAGTTTCTGAACTAATTGGTATTTCCACTAATTTACCTATAACATAAATATCAGTTATATCTGTATTATCAAAATCTATATAGGCATCACCCAAAGTTATTACTACATCATTATTAACATCTTTTATTATATAATCACCAGGAATGTGTAATCCAAATACTAAAATTTCAAAATTATTAGGAGATGCTCCTTCTGTGCCGTAATCAGTTACAACATTTTTTATTATTAAACTATTTGCATCAATATTAATTTCATCAATTCTTCTAGTAATATATCTTGCACTATATTCTAATATTTCTTGATGAAAATCTATAATAGTTGTTTTATTATTTACTAACTTTATAGGATTTGAATTTATTTTTGTTTTAGAATTGAATTTTTTACTACTTGGTATTTCTATATTTTGCAAACTACCAGTTATATCATTTGACACTAAATTATTAGAATTTATTTTTGGAATAATTCTATTTAATTTTTTGGTGTTTGAATTAAATCTATTAAGCATATTGTTCTATATCTCCGTTAATTTCAATATAATCATCTGAATCAATTTCAAATTCAAATCTGTTTTTAATAAATTTAATCAATAAACCACCATCACCATTTTCAATAATAAAATCTCTTGGTGAAATTGTTTGTGTATTTAAATATATTGCTATTCTATCTTGTGTTTCTCTTACTTCTATTTCTCTTAATATAGAAACAAACCTCCAACCTTTTGCTTCGTAAATCCAATAAGTAGAATCTTCTAAATCTTTTGGAGTTAAAACTACCCTATGAGGATTTCTAAACATCCGTTTAGTTATATCTAACAATGTTCTTTTCATTACACAATATCTACAAACTTACCAATAATTGCAATTTCATCCGTAGATGCAACAGTAAATCCTAAATTAGCAGGAATAAAGTTTATACCAAATGAATTGCTGCTTATTGTAACTGTAAAATGTGATGTTTGATAATATCTAACACCATTTATATATACTTTAATATTGTATGTAGTATCATTAACTACCAATCCACCCGTTACAACCGATGTCAATTGTTCTGGCGTTTTAATTAATTTAACATCTGAAAATGTTATAGTATTATCTACAATAGGATTTCCAATTTTACTATTATTTAATGAAAGAAAATCTACTAAATCTTTATTGTCATAATATGGTGATGGTGTTGTAAGTAATCCTTCTAATCTACCGTTTGCAGTTACATCCGTTTCTGTTGCAACAACCACTTTTTTAATAGACATTGATTTTTTAGTAGTTGCCTGTCCATCAAATGTTTCCGGCAATAAATATGCTTTTACATTTAGTGAAAATTCTACTCTGTTTATTCTTTCAGTTCCTTCACCTACCTCATTTACTATGTTATATTCACCAACTTCTGTTCTGAATTTAAACTTATCTTTATCTCCCCAATACTGTCCTGTATAATTCAATTGCTCTACAACGGAATTTAAGTGTTCTGTATAAGATGTCCAACACATACAATCATAGTTTAATTCTACATATTCTGGCATCTGTATATTATAAATTTCATATTTAGGTTGTGTGTTTTTACCTAATAATGTAAATCTATCGTATTTGTTATCTTTTGAATATTTTGTAATACCAGAGTATGATGTTTCTCTTCTAATCATTGCCATCGTATCATCTTTTGAAATAGATGTTCTACGAATCATTAAAACTGGTAATTGTATTTGCCCCTTATTATCTCTAAACACACCTTGTCTTCTTGCACCATTCCATCTTTCGGAATTACCATATATTACAGGTATTTTTAATGCAGTTCCATTATTATCCAAAGTTGGTAAAACGGTATCTTCTAAATAAGACATCATTGCATAATCAATATCAAAAAGAGAGATACTTTGTTTTAAGTCACCCTTTTCAGATTTGATTTGTTTTGCTCTGTTTAAGTCTTTTCTTTGTGGATTTGTAGACATATTAGTTTATTCTTTCTTCTATATTCAAGTCTGATTTTCTTACCATAAATGTAGAGCAAACTATACTGAAATTGTTATAAGTTTGTCCACCTACAAATTGAACTTCGGATGTATTATCTATTTGGTAGTATGAATTATCAAAGTAAATTACATCACCTGTTTCAGGATATGCACTTTTTTCTTCACAAGCCCATCTATCTAATCTGAATTCAATTGTTTGTCCTTTATCAGAACCAAATCCTTCATAATTTATAGTATTAGGGTCTTTGTTTATCAAAGCAAACATTTCAACACCAGGATACCAAGTTTTATTTAATGCTTCTCCATAGATATTTACTTTCGTATCGGTTAAGTTTATCTTAAACAATACAATTGCATTTTGAATTACATCATCAACTACTTCTCTGGCGATACTTTTGAATAAATCAATATCTCTACCTACTAAAAACTTTGGCATATTATCCTACATATATTTTTAACGGAACTTTTTGTAACATCTGTTGTTGATGGTCTGCTTCGTGTGCTTTATTTTCCATCACATTTTTTCTACTCATTTCTTCTAAGTTCTCTCTCAATTGTTGTATCAAGTAATCCTTTTCTACCTGTGCTTCTGCCCTCAATGCTGCCCCATCTAAGGATACTTCTGCATCGGGTATAGGTATTGAACTATACTTTTCTCTTATTGCCCCTAGTAACTCCTTAGAAAGAGCCAAAGTGTACTTTCTAATCCATTGTTTACCTACATCATTTATATTTCTATATTGAATAAAATCATATGGAATATCGGAATAATCAGAAAGTGAATCTGATTGAATAATTTGAGAATCATGCTCAAATTCATCTCTACTCATATATTCAATATACACTCTTTTAAGAGTCCTATCGGTAGGTATAGGAAATATTTCTAATTTATTATCAACTATATTAAATGTGTGTGCTGATTTACGAATATGGTCATTAAATTCAATTTGTTGCATTCTCAATACATCTTCGTAAAGAGGCATCATTAAAAATTGTGCAGCAGGAGAGAAATTACCAAACCCTAACTCACTCATTAAATTTAAAGTACCCTGTGCCCCAACTGAATATGGGTCAAAGAAACGAGCAATTGCAGGAGTTGCTTCGTGAAAAACTCTTGTTACATCAACCGTTGAACTACCGGAAAAAATTGTTGAAAATGATGAAGATGTTGCAACATCAACTGCTTCCGTCATTATATTATATATCTGTTTACTAGGTGTTAAATCAATATATGCTTTTTTAATTGCAGTTGAACCACCGACACCTGCTAATGTTCCGTATTGTTGTGATTGACGGATTGTGGTTGGCAAATATGAACCTTCAACAAGCGTTTGTGAATAATTTGTAATCTTACCCTTTGGTTGTCCTCTTAAAATATCAAGGTTATTACGAAGATTGAATTGATTTACTTGTGCCGAATATTCCGAAACAGATTCTTCAAAACAAGCCCAAATTTGTGCATTATCTAGTTCAATGTTTACAATTGGGTATCCCAATCTCTTTGCTACCCACGTAGCAGTTTTAGGAGCATCACTTCTAAAATCGGTATCAGCATCATATAATCCAAATGGAGTTGCTTCCGATAGTGCTACTGATGCTGAAAATGCTGCTGCGGTTGAACCCGACCAGTATATATTTTGAGACATATCTAAAATTTATAGTTTTACTACTATAAATATAAGAATAAAAAAAGAAGTGTTATCCTACTTGTGTTAAAGTTGCTATCACCGATGGAATTGCAGGTCTATTTGGATTAGATTGTATACCAGAAGCGTGCAATTGACCTGTTGATGAATTACAACTCCACATCAACTCAACATAATCATTTGCTTTGATTGGTAACATAAAGTTCCAAGCTGCTACTTGCTTACCCAATCCACCTGTCACTTTGTTTACATCAATTTGTGTATTCGAATTTGCAACATTACTACCTGTGTATGCTAACCATATATCAAATGTAATATTTGAATTTGCAGTATTTTCTAACTGAGATGAAAATTGTAAATTGTATATTCCGGTATTTGCAACTGTTATTCTACTTCCACTTACAATTAAAACATTATGTGAAAAATCTGTTGTGTTTAATCTTTTTGCGTATGCCGTATTTGCCGAACCACTTTGTATAGTTGTATCACTAAATTGTCCGTAATTAAATAATTTATTTCCTGCTAAATAAAACTCCGAACCACTTGCTACATTTATGTTTCCTTTTACATCCAATGAACCCGTAATAGTTTGTGAACCACTTGTGTACATTGAACCCGTCATTGTAATTGTGTGGTTTGAAAAATTAGTTGAACCACTTACAAATAACATTCCTTTTATAGTAGTATTTCCTACTATATTTGTAGAACCACTAATACCAATGCTACCACTTAAAACAGTATTACCCAATAAAGTATTATTTCCAATTTGAGTTGTTGAACCACTTACCAATAGTGAACCAGTCATAGTTGTAGTTCCTATTGTATTTAGTGAACCTGTAATTCTAACTGAACCAGTGAATATGTGGGTATCACCATCATCTAATCCAAAATTGGTAGATGCAGTAAAGTGATTTACAGATGAGGTTGTTACTAAAAATTCATTTGCGTAAATATCACCTACGATTGTAAGGTTTCCATCTATAATTTGACCACCTATGAATATATTAGAACCGGTAGTTGCTAACTGTCCTGCCGAAGCATACCCCAAATACCCATCTTCTTGCTTTACTATGAATTCATCAGCAGCTTCTAATGTGTATAATTTAGTATATTCTTTGGCTTTTTCAAAAGCACTATATCCGTTTGACATATAATTGTGTGGTTTATTTAGTATAAATATGAAAATAACATAATAGACATAAAAAAAGGGAAGGTATTTCTACCCTCCCTTTTAATAAATAAATCTGTTATGATTATAGAGTCTCTAAACCATCAACTAAGATTTTACCGTAGAATTCTGGTCTAACGATTTTCTTAGCGTAACGAGTCATAACACCACGTCTTGGAGTGAAGTTAGTTGGGTCGTACACTAATGGAGTCATAATCAACGGAACGTATGGAGCGTAAACCGCACCTGTCTCGAAGAAGTTAGAACCTTTGAAACCTAATAAGATAACGTTCTCAGTCATATAAGGGTTTTTGTAAACATCGTATCTGTTAGAGATAGAACCGATGTTAGTTACACCTGCTGCGAAAGTTAAAGCATCTTTACCAGGGTTTGCAGAGAATCCGTTCATTGATTCTAAGATTGTAGCCACGTTAGGAGAAACAACAACGAAGTTTGCTCCACCTCTCATAGTCAATTGGTGAATCTTGTTAGAGATTTTCTGTAATTTGATTCCCAAAGTCTGGAACCAAGTGTTCTTTTGGTATGCAGAAGCAGCTGCTGCGTTAGAATCGATAGAGAATCCGTTTCCGTTCCAATCGTATCCAACTTTTGCTGACCAGTATTCAGTTGAGAATGCGTTTTGCTGCAACATCTCTAAGATTTCTAAGTCAATCTCTAATGAGATATACTCAGATAACATTTGAGTTAATTCAGCTTCTGCATCTACTGAGTGGTAAGCGTTTAAGTCTTGCGCTAATTCAGGAGTCCAGATTGCTTTCAACTTACGAGTCTTAGCAACGATTGGCTCTGATTTCAATTCTAATTCGATTTCTGGAATCGCTAAATCAGAACCTCTATCTTCGAAATCACCACGAGAGATGTCAGTTGGTTGTACATGGTAGTATAAAGTACCACCGTTTCCACCTGCTGAACCAGTACCTGTTACACTTGCAACGAATTCGATGTTGTTACCGTTCTTAGTAGTGTATTGAGGATAGAAAGTAGATGAACCAGACAATAAAGCCAATTCAAATGCTCTAATTCCTTGGAAATCAGCATCACCAGGTAATGCGATAGTTACTTTCTTCAAAGTGTTTGCTGCGAATGAAGCAGAAACAGTTGCATCAGATAAGTTCCAATCAATATCAGCTAATGAAGCAGAAGCAACAGTTGCAGTTGAAGCAGAAGTTGCGTTGTTGATTGTGTATCCAAAACGACCAGCTCCGTAAAGACCACCTTCGGTAGCTTGTGTTGAACCTAATTTGTTTCCTGCCGGTGATTGTGAATCTTTACCAAAAGTTCCACCATTACCAAATAAAGATTGGTTTTGGAAGTTTGGATTACCTGCTGGGTTTGAACCATATTTGAAATCCATGTAGAAAATAAGACCTGATGGTAAGTTCATTGGTTGAACCGAAACGAATTCTTTCGCTGCGATAGAACCAAAGATACGACGTACCAAAGGAAGAGCAACACCTGCCCATTCTTCCGAACCTGCTGATGTACCAGTACGAGTTGCCTCGTCTAACAATTGCTTAGCTTGGTTTTCTAACATTACTGCCATACCATGCTTAGTTGTCTCAGAACCTGCGTTCTCTAACAAACCTGTTTTTTCCCATTTTGCTTTCAAACCACGAGTTTGTTCAAGCATTACTGATTGCGGGTTAGCACCAGTCATTAATTTTTTAATATCCATTTTTAATTGAATGTTTGTTTTTTGTTAATTAATTATTTAATAATACCTGCTAATTTCTTAAATCTGTTAGAGAAATCTGCTGATTCAGCAATTACTTGCTTTTGAGCTTGTGCCGGCTTTGTAGATTTTGTTACTTTGCTAGCAATTCCTTCTGAGATTGATTTTTTAGTAGATTTGTTAGATGTTGAATATTTGAAGTTCTCTGCTAATGTAGAGTAAACCAATTTCACTTCTCTAACTGAATTTGTTCTATCCAAAGTTTCGATAACTTTAACTTTCTGTTCGTTAGTCATGTTATGAGCTCTGAATAATTTGTTTGCAAATAATAACTTTGCGTTTAATAAGTTCACTTCATTGATAGTTCTTTGAAGAGATTTGATTGTTCTATATGCTTCGTTTAATTCAGCAACAGTTTCATCATCTTTTTTCTCTTCTTCTCCACCAACTAAATCAGCTTCCATTTCTCTCAAAATTTCTTCTAAATCGATAGTTTCCTTATCATCTTCTTCTGCTTGCTCAACCTTTACTAATTTAGGGTCTTCTGCTTTGTCAGTTCCAGCTTGCGAACCATCTGAATATGCATCTTCATACATTTCTTCTTCTTCACCACCTTCTACACCATCTTCTTGCTCGTCACCTAATTGAGCTTCTAATTCTCTGATGATAGCTTCTAAATCCATATCATCTTCTGATTCTTCTTCGCCACCAAAGTCATCTGCTTCACCATCTTGTGCTGCAAATGGGTCTTCTTCTTCTCCGAAAGGATTTTCTTCTTCACCACCTTGTGCTGCGAATTCATCTTCTTCTCCACCTTCACCTTCTAATTCAGCTAATCTAGCTTTCAATTCAGCGATTTCTGCATCTTTTTCGTCTCCGAATGCTGCATCTTCTTCTTCATTGATGTCTGCTACCTTAGTATAGTCAGTTCCAGCTTGCTCTGGTTTACCACTATCTTTTGTTACACCTACTGATAAGTCAGTAATTGCATCATAGCTAGGAGTTGCACCAGGAGTTTCAGCGTATCCACCTTCAACTTTTGAACCGATTCCGTCTGAATCTAATTCTTCTGCCATTTGTTCTGCATCATCTTCCATTTCTTCTGCTTCTGCTCTCATTTTTTGAGATAAGATAGATTGAAGTCTTGGAGTAAATGCTTCTTCAAGTGCCAATTTTGCGTTTGCTAATGCCGTTTCTTTTACCGCCTTAGCATCTGCGATTGCTTCTTTTAACAATTTTGAATTTGCCATTTTTTCCTTAAAATTTTTGTTACTTGTAGAGTTATTGAATTCAACTCCAATGATATTATGATGATTGTTCGGTCACGCCTTATAATAGAAGGGTATTCATTAATCAACAATACTATTTAATCCTTTATGAGAAAGGATATTTTGATAATAAGTATAGTATTTTTTAGAAAACTAAAAAAAAATCCCAAATTTCTTTGGGATTCTCAATATTTTTTTGTAATTTTACTGATGATTAACTAATTTGTATTTAGTTCTATATAATAAAGATACAACCGTATCTATATCATTTTGTATCCAACTATCTTGCAATTTAGGATTTTGTCTTAATTTTGCAACCATATTACAAAGTGTTTCAAAATACTTAATAATGTTTTTAATATCATTATTTTTATCTAATACACCGATACCTGATAATTGTATCAACCCCTCTTTACCCTGATATACTTCTACCAACCCGTCAATCAATCCACCAATTGTATCATAGTATTCACCTAATGCAACGTGTGCCGAATGTGAACCTACTCCTCTAACTCCTAAATGGAATGAATGGGTCTGTGTTCTACTTTGTAATAATAATGATGCTAACTCTTCCATTATTTACAAGTTTTACATTCTCTTAAACCCAATCTACTTTTCATTACATCTTCCGAAACATCTGCAATTTCAAAGTATCTTCCCAAAACGTGTCCCATATCTTCATATAGAGATTCTAATCTTTGTTCCTGTGCTTTTGCTTCTAATGATTCTTTTTCGAATGCAGCTTGTAATTTCTTTAACTCATTCATATTACGTTTAATCGTAACTCTATCAAACCAATCACCACCTTCTCTTAAAGTATATTCTTGTGCAGCATCTGCAATACCACCCAAAGTTTCTGCAACTTGTCTGATGTCAGATTTTCTAGTCATTCCTTCTCTGTGTTGTCCATAGGTAGAAATGATTTCCAAGAAGTGTCTTTTTAATTCAGTTGGGAGTTGTTGCAACTCTTCTGATTCTTTAAGTAAATCTTTTAAACGTATCATCTTATTTTTTTAATATATCGTTTTTCTTAATGTTTTGAACATATCTCATCATTTCTTGCTTGTCAATACCCATAGCATCGATTACTTTTGCTAATACAAGCATTTCCTTTTTACGAGAAAGACTCATTCCTTTAATTTGAGCTACCATTTTATCTAAATAACGCTCTACCGATTGTGGTAAGTTTGTATCCAAATCATCTAATGCTTCTTTAACTACTTTATCGTTAATAGCTTTTCCAGGTACTAAATTTACTAGTTTCATATTTTTATTTTAATTTATTTTTTATACTCCACAAGGTGCAGTAGATATTATTTCACCTTTACTACCACTTACTTCAAATTTAACCGAACCATCTCCATCAATTCTATACCATCCATCAATTGCAGGATTCCATGCATCTGAATTTTGATATAATCTATTACCAACTTCTATTGTCGAACCACTTACAATATAACGGTCGACTGTATAGTTACTAGCACATATATTAGTTTGAAGTAGTTCGTATGCTACGTTTATCATAGTATGATTACCATTTGTAATATCAAAACTCCAATTTCTTGAATTAAGTACAAAAAGTGAATCTCTTCCTATTTCACCGGGTGTCGAATTAGTTCCGCCAGATAAATCGATATATCCATCTTCTACACTACCACTAGCTAATTCTAAAAGAATGTTATCAACTGTGGTTTGAGTAAAAGCACAATTGGAAACTATTACTTCATTTGCATCAAATCCTATTGGTTGTGTTCTAGATATTATTAATTCGGTTAATTCGGTATTACCACTAAAATCAATTGTAGTTAATAAAGGTAAGTTAGTTATATCTACCGAACCTACTAAATTACAATCATCAAAATCTATAAATTGCAAAGATGTACAATCTGATAAATCAGGAAATCCTGCTGAAAAATTACTATCACTAACACGAAGTGTTTCTAATGAGGTACACCCACTTACATTAATAGATGTTAAACTATCGGTACCAGTTCCGGGTATATCGTTACGGTCTACATCAATAAGATTAAGTGATGACATTCCAGAAAAATCAACAGATGTTAAACTATTGTAATCTGCTTGAAAACTTTGTATGTTTGTTAGATTTTGTAAACCTGTAAATGAAGTTATTGTCGCTCCCATAATATTTTATTTTTAATCGTCTCCGTTGAATTCTAAATAAGTTACCACGCTTATATCATCAAAACATAATCTAACTGTATATTCCGTATCTGCATCTGCATAGTTGTGATTTATTTCAACTTGGTCTTCACCATTTACTTCACCGGTAGTTGTTTCGCCATCGCCCCATGTTATTGTGTAATTAGTTGGTGCAGATGTGTTAATCCAAAATCTGCAATCATTCCCATCGGTTGTGTTGTTTACGAATTGAATACATCCTGATGGTAAATCGCCCTCTTCTTGTTGTTGAATATGGCCACCTCCACCGTTTGCAGATGCTTGTGCAAGTGCTTCTACTTCTGCTCTTGCTATTTGCTCTTGTATCATAGCAAATCTTTGCATCGTTACATCGTTAAGATAGATTCTATAATGTCTCTCTTGTTCGTGTAAAGGTAATTTGCTTATATTTGGTAAACTTGAAAATTGTTGCCAAGTTAATTCTTCTAAAAACATATATAAATTAGTTTAATTCAATTATAATTTCTCTCATTAAATCTTGTGCTTTACAGAACTTTCCACATTCTTCTGCAATTTTTGCCCATTGTTTTGATTCGTTCATCGGAGCCATAAATGCTCCATGTGTTGATGGATTAGATACGAAATCCCAACCTACCAATTCAAAATCTTCTTGAACCATTAAAGTCCCATCGTTCAATTCTTTTACTGAACCTAAACCTCTTGATGAAATACCTAAACGGATATTGTTTTTTAATAATTCTCTTAAAATGTTTCCTGATGGAGTTGAAAGGATTTCTACTACACCACATACATCATCACCTTCCCAATAGATTTCTCTAATGTTGTGTGATACATTCTTTAAGTTAATGATTGGAGAATCCGGATGGTCTAATTCACCCAATGCTCTTCTTTCTTTAATGAGTTGCTCATACTTAGCACATTCTCTTTCTAAGATTTGCTTTGGGTATCTTCTATGATTTTGGTTAGGAGCACCTGCTCTTTGTAAAACACCTTTAACTAGGTAAGTTCCATTATCTTGCTCTACTAATTTAGCTTCGAACAAATGTGTCTCTATCAATAATCCCTTGCTCATTACTTTAATTTTAAACTACGTTGTGCGTTAGTTAAACCATCAATTATTGATTGTAATCCACCTTTAACACCGTCAGTATCTCTATCCTTAACTCTTTTATCTAAAATTTTTGTATTCATTTTTAGAAAGTTAATGATTGCATTTTCAACTGCATTCCATTTGATTTCTTCTTCATTTATAGATTCATCTTTATTAGCTCTTAATTTTGCCAAATCCGAACCCTCAATCTCACCATCACCATCCACATCAATCTTCTTTTGTCCCGCAGTTAGTTCTGCTTCGTTGTATCCAGTTAGTCTACCTTCTGATTTTGCTTTATATGCCGTATCTACTGCATTAAAGAATTTCTTTTTCTCATCGTCGGACATATCTGCAATTGATTTGCCGGATTTATCTAACATATGTTTAAATAGTTGTTGATAGTCTTGCTCTTCTCTTACAACTTGCTTAACGAATTCTCTTAATTGATTTAATTTCATTATTCAGATATTTTACGAACTTGTCTTTCTAAATTTAACAACCTCTCTTTTATAGTATAAATATGGTTATTTGTTCTTTTCCAAAAATTTCCGTTATTTACTCCGTTTTCTGCTTTTAACTTACCATACCATCCTAAAAACTTTTCAATTTCTGCAAGTTGGTGGTTGATATTTGCAATTCCTTTATTTACCTTTGTAGTAGCAGGAGCATCTTCGTTTTTAATATCTCTCCAACGATTTTCGTTTATTTCACTATTAAACTTACGTCTTTCTTCCATAGATTTCCAATTTACACCATCTATTAAATCATCTACCGATTTGAATGATGGGGAATTGATTACTTTACCCATTAAAACATATTCATCTGCCAAGTTTTTCTTTATTTTACCCGTACTGATTACTTGCCAAAAATTTCGTTTTTCTCCCTTTGGAACAATAAAATCAATTATATTACCAGGTGCTTTGATGATTTTTAATTTTTGGTCTTTACTTGCTTTATTTAATGGAGTTTTTGGTGGAATTCCTTCTAATCCTTTGAATTGTTTTTCTAAAAGTATATTTTCTTTAACTACTGAATATCCTGTTAAATCTGCTTGCTTCTTTCCTTTCTTCTCCTCATTATCTTTTTTACCAAATGCAAACGGTGTGTTGTAGGGACCAGCAGCTCCTGATGTATTCATCTCATCAACTTTCAATTCAGCATCTTTATAAATACCACTAATCTTTTGGTCTAATTCTGCTGCTAATGATTTTTTCTTATCGTTCAATTGTTTTAATTTCTGAACATATTGTTTTTCTTGTGGAGTTCCTTTTGATTGTTTGTATAATTCCAATTGTTTTTGAATATCATCTACAACATCTCCATATTCTTTATGAATAGTTTTAAGACCCCTTGCTTCTTTAACAATGAATTCTTTTACTTTATCTGGCAAACCATCATGCTTTGTTGATGCAAAATCTTTGGCATCTTTATCAGACATTGAATCGGCTGCTTTCTCAACTTCCGGAGATGGATTTTCTATATCTCCCTTTTGAGCTGCATGAACCATACCCATAAATCGTTGTTGTGCTTTTGATTGTGCTGGCATTTCTAATTAGTTTAAGCTAATACATAAACAGAACCACCGTTGGTTACGGTTATACTCTTTACATAGCAAGGAAATGGTTCTCCTGCTGTCAAATGTGCTAATGAAATAGTTGCACCACCTTCTAATGTAAGTGTTCCAGTTACACCATTTACAGGTAATACACCCCAAACTCTATCTATCAAATCAGCAGAACCTGATGTTACTAATTTTGAATTAAATGCTCTGTAATTTACCATTTTTATTTATTTTAAAGTATTTTTTAACTCACCTAACAATTCATAAGTCATCATCATTGCCGAAAGGTGTTCTTCTTTGATTTTTTTAGCAGATTTGATTTTCTTTACATTAGCAATTGTTTCTGCTAATTTAATTCTTGTTACTTTATCTGTTAATTTACTACCAACTTCTTTTAGATTTGCAACTAATTTAGTTACCTCATTGCCAACATAATCGTTTAATTTACCTGTGTTGTTGATATTGTTGATGTATTCTTTTAACAAAGTTTTTTGTTCTGTTGTTAAATTCTTATACTTTGAATTGAAACTTTCTACTAAGATTTTGTAAGAGATTGCTCTTAAATCTTCGTCTTGCTTTCTATATTCTTCTAAAACTGCATTTTTGATTTTTGCATCTTTATTTTGAATAGAAGAACTAATTATGCTTTCTGCAATTGTAAAACGAGATGAAACAATATCCGTTGGGTCAAATTGCTCATCTAATGTTGCTACTTCAAATACCTTATAGATAGATGCAAGTGTTTTGTAATTTGAAATTGGAGATTTAATAAACTCATCTATATTGTAAGTTTCTTTAATCTGCTTAATAAGATTATATTTTTCTTTTGTAAGTTTTTTCTCGTCTAATCTTTTTCTTGCTTCTATTATCGTATCAATAAACTTTTCAGCTTTTGTTTCCGAATTATATTTCTCATTTATTAAATACTGATATAACTTTAATTCTCTGGACAATTCCTTTTTTGAATTAAAATGTTCTTTTAAAATCGTTTCTGCTACCGATTTATTAGAAGACATAATTTCAGATGTAATTTGTCTTACCAATAATTCAAATATAAATCCAGTATTCTTAAATTTAGAATGTTTAATTTTTTTCATCAATTTTTACAATTTGTCAGATATAAATATATTATTATATTTGTTTATTACTCTTTTGTTAAATCTTCTGTTAAAATAGTTCTTTTATTTCCGTTCATATCCTTAAATATTTCCAAATAAGAATTTTTTCTAGGTTTATATCCAACAGAGTCTTCTTTTTGTTTAAGAGTTTTTATTCCCATTGGGTCTCTACCTTCTGGGTGGTCATCGTGACCATATCTAACAGGGTCTTTTGGTCTTCCAACTTTACCGTCTTCTTCCAATTCTGTTTTAATTCTTTCTATTTCTTCTTCAACATTAGTTGGTCCTCCCTCTACACCAGTTGGTTTAGCAGGGTCTGTTCCTTGTGTTTCAATTGATGTTAATCTAAACATTTGTTTAGTATCTTCTAATACTTGTAATGTTATCGCATCTTGCTCATCTTTTGCCATCTTCATTATAGACTCATACATCCATTCTTTGGAGAACATCTTTGTTTGTTGCATTTGTTGAATCAACGCAACCTTTGAGTTGTACAATTCTACTTGCTCTTGCTCATAGATTTTAGATGGAATAGTTAATTCCAATGAGAAGTTTGTCAATCTATCATCTTCTATACCTTGTGCGTATAAGTGAACGATTGCAATTTTAGTCAATTCTGAAATGATTACTCTTTGAACTCTTTCGATTGTTTTAGCAAAACGAATATCCATAGCAGCAAGGGTTGCCTTACCGTTTGTATCTTCTTCGTATCCTAAGAATGCTTTTGGAATCTTCAATGCTGCCATTAACTTACCCTTTAAGTAGTTAAGGTCATCAATCATATTATATTCCAAACCTTTTAGTGTATCAATAGATGTACCATTATCACTACCACGGACTGGCATATAGTAATCTTCAATAAGGTTTTGGATATTGTATTTTAAGTTATACTCACCTGTTTTTTCATCAACAAATGGAACTTTCTTTGATGCATTGATAATCTTTTGCATGTAGTTATCCACTTCGTTTGGTGGTATATTACCAACATCTACTTTGAAGATTCTCTTTTCAGGTGCTCTCATTACTCTATGAATCAACATAGCATCTTCCATCAACATCAACTGTTTCCAAACTCTTCTAGCCCCTTCAATCATAGATTTTCCGTAAGGTAGGAAGTTTGAATCGGAATTTAAACGGAAGTGAGCAATTTCATAGTTTTCAAATTCTTTTTTAGGAGAACTCAATGCTCCACCATATGGATTTTGATATGGTGCATATATAAATTTAACTCTTTGTGGATTTTCTGGGTCAAATCCCTCTACTCTACTCATTTCGTAGGTAGATAAAGGCATTACATTTATAATACCCAATTGGTCTGCCATTTCTAATTGTAAAAAGAAATCTCCGTATTTAACTAAATTTCTTGTCCAAGGCCAAAGGTTAAATTCAACATTTAAAATATCGTAAAAAAGGTTTTCTAGTATTTGTTTTACATTATCATCTTCATGATGTATCTTTAATACATTACCTTGTTCGTTTCTAGCAGTACACTCATCGGCATAAACATCTAGTGCAGATGCTAAAACAGGGTCCATATCCATAGAATCGTAATCTCTGAATAAGTCAATACGAACCTGTGCGTATGCCATTGATGATTCAATTTGACCTGAACCATAGTTCGTAACCTTTAATTTCATATAACGGTCAATAAGATTGGTCGTCATATTTTGGTACTCGTCCGTATCAATTACTTTAACTCCTTTTGTTGTTTGCCTAACAATTGTGTTAGTTGAAAAGAGTTTCTGTAATCTACTAAATACTGATTTATCTGCCATTTTTAATTTGTAAAGTATCTATAAAGATAATAATTTTTTTTGTAATTTCC